TGCAAATATGCGTAAAAACCACCAACGATACCGCATTTAGGTTTGCCAAAGCACTAGATTTTGAGGTAGAGTCAACCATGAGAAAGTTCGGCCCAGAGGGGGCTGACTACTACATGATGGTGAGATTTAACTAATGGGTGGCTTATTTGGTGGTGGTGGGCGTCGAGCGCCTACAGAAGCAGAGAAAGAAGCGGAAAAGGCACAGGCCCGTCAAGAGGAACGTGCCCAAGCGCAAGAGACAGCTGAGATGCAGGGCGCACAACAACGCCGGAGATTACGCCGCACTGGCGGTATGCGTTTGCTGTTTTCTCCTACACGCATGGAAGAGATGCGCCGAGGTACGACAACAAAGTTAGGTGGTGATCGATGACACAGATCAAGAATGATCCGCGCGTTTTCAAAAAGAAGGCAGCGGCAAAACCCGTAGAGCCAAAGCCGGAACCTAAGAAGGCTGCCCCCAAACCAAGAAAACCACGAAAGGCGACTAAATAATGGCTGTCGTTTCTAAAGATACTCGTTTCGTCGAGGCAGACATTACTGCTGAAAACTCATTCACAGATGGGATCTATGTCGAGGATGAATTTAACTTTTCGATCTCTGGCACATTCTCAGCAACTGTAACTGTTCAACGTTCGTTCGATGGTGGATCAACCTGGCGCGACACTGACACATTCACAGCTGCAACTGAAACATTTGGTTCAGATCCAGGAAAAGAAGTTGTTTACCGTGCCGGTGTGAAAACTGGCGATTTTACATCTGGAACCGCTTCAATTCGCATAGGACGATAAGATGCCCGCGAAGAAATACCAAAACCCAAAGGGTGGATTAAACGCTGCCGGGCGGGCGTATTTCAAACGCAAAGAAGGCGCCAACTTGAAACCTCCCGTCAAGTCTGGTGACAATCCTCGTCGGGCGTCCTTCCTGGCCCGGATGGCGGGGAACCCCGGGCCGGAGCGTGACAGTAAAGGTAATCCAACACGTCTACTCTTATCGCTTCGCGCCTGGGGCGCTTCGTCGAAAGCAGATGCGCGAAAGAAGTCGGCGTCCATAAGAAAAAGAAACGAGAGCAAAAATGCCTAAACTGTCGTTGAAAGAAGTCATTGGCCGCGAGGCAAAAGCGCAAGCGCGTAAGGATGAATGGCGTACAATCTATGAAGATTGCTACGAGTTCGCTTTGCCCCAGCGCAATCTCTATAACGGATACTACGAAGGCAAAACGCCAGGCAAAGGCAAGATGCAGCGCGTGTTCGATAGTACAGCGCAGAACAGCACCAAGCGTTTCGCCAATCGTTTGCAAGCCGGTCTATTCCCGACCAACCGTCAATGGTGCCGCCTGGAACCAGGATCAGCTGTCCCGGCAGAAACAAAGCCACAAGCCCAGCAAGTCCTGGATCGATACGTCGATATCATGTTTGATACGCTTCGTCAGACAAACTTTGACCTGGCTATGGGCGAGTTCTTGCTGGATCTGTCTGTCGGAACCGGGGTGATGATGATTACCCAGGGCGATGAGGCCCAGCCAATTCGATTTACTGCCGTGCCGCAATACCTGGTTGCGATCGAGGAAGGCGCCTACGGTGTTGTGGATAACGTATATCGCAAGCTTCGGATCAAGGCCGAGGCTATTCAGCGCGAATACCCAGATGTGAATATCTCTGTCGAACTGCAAGACGTGATCGATAACCGCCCAGATGAAGAACTGGATCTCTTCGATGCCGTGATCCGTCACCAGGAAACTGGCCGGTATCATTATCATGTGGTTTGGGAGCGTAAGAAACAGGAACTTGTTTACCGTGAGATGCAGTCTAGCCCATTCGTTGTTGCGCGTTACAGCAAAACAGCCGGTGAGATTTATGGCCGTGGCCCTCTGGTCGATGCCATTGCAGACATCAAAACGCTAAATAAGACACTAGAGCTTGTGTTGAAGAATGCTTCTTTGGCAATCGCTGGCGTTTACACTGCCGCGGATGATGGTGTTCTAAATCCCCAGAACATCAAAATCCAACCTGGGGCTGTCATTTCGGTCGCTCGGAATGGTGGGCCACAGGGGGCTTCCCTTGCTCCTCTCCCTAAAGCCGGTGACTTCAACACAAGTCAAATCATTATCCAGGATCTGCGGGTCAACATCAAAAAGATCCTCATGGATGATACGCTGCCGCCGGATACGATGTCGGCACGATCGGCCACTGAGATCGCAGAGCGTACCAGGGAACTGGCAACCAACCTGGGATCTGCCTTCGGTCGCCTGATGCAAGAGATCATGGTGCCTATGGTATCGCGTATCTTGAAAGTTCTAGATCAACAGGGCTTGATCGATATGCCGCTCAAGGTGAATGGCGTCGAAGTTAAGGTTGCCCCGGTTTCTCCACTGGCCCAAGCGCCAAAGATGGAAGAGGTTAATCAGCTGCTAGAGTTCATGCAGATTGCAAACGCGATGGGGCCACAGGGTCAGACTGTCATCAATGTCCAGCAAAGCCTGGCATTCATCGCAGAACGGATGGGCATCGATCAGCGCGTATTGAATACGCCAGAAGAGCAAGCAATGATTATGCAGCAAATGCAACAGGCCATGATGGCCCAGCAACAGCCTGAAGCGGAGGTTGCGCAATGAGTTCGCCAGACGGATGGGAAGGTTTAAACCCAGCGCTTGCGGAGCCGCTAAAAGCGGATGACCTGGACATATTGTTTGGCCGGGTCTTTAAATCTGAGGAAGGCCAAAAGGTGATACATCACTTGCGGCAGATAACTATTGAACAACCCTCCTGGTTCCCAGGTGAAGATGCAAGTCACGGCTATGTCCGCGAGGGCATGTGTGAATTGGTTCGCCTGATCGAGCGCAGGGTAGAAAGGTCAAATAATGGATAACCAAGAAGCGGTACAAGACGTACAGGAAGATGCGCCTCTTATTAATCCTGGTGCGCAAGAAGATGACGCGCCACAACAGGAAGAGCCAATTCAACTTCGTGAAACCGAAGAGCCAGACGCGATCGATGACGATGAACCGTTAGATCGTCCGGATTATTATCCAGAAAAGTTTTGGGATGAGGATGGGCCAGATGTTGAAAAACTTGCGAAAAGCTATGCTGAACTTGAAAAAGCTTTCAAGGCTGGCAAGCATAAGGCGCCGGAAGGTGATTACGATACGGCAGATCTTGTCGATCGAGGTCTCGATCTGGATGATCCGACTGTCCAGACATATCAAGATTGGGCGAAGAAATATGGCATTTCTCAGAAGGCGTTCGAGGAATTGGCTGGCGAAGTCCTGGCAATGTCTGGCGATGCCGAGCAAGCGATAGAATACGATCGCGCTCAAGAGATGTCTAAGCTGGGCGCAAACGCAAATGAAAAGATCTCGATGGTCGAACGGCTGCTGACCAAGGCACCGCTAAACAATGCAGAGCGTGATGCGATTGCGTACTCATTGAACAGCGCTGATGGGATCAATGCGTTCCTGAAATACCACCAGGCACTGACCAACGAAGGCATCCCAATCACACCGGCTGTCGATACGCCTCAAATGACGCGCGAAGATCTTGCAGCTGCAATTTCAGACCCTCGATGGCAGTCAGATCCAGCTTGGCGAACCAAGATGGAAAAGCAGTGGATGCAGTCCAACAACTAAATCTATTGCAACAAAGGTCTCTTGCGTGTATATGTGGTGCTAACGGCTAACCGCTGCGCGGCCCGTTTATGTGGTGAACCCACTGGTGGCGCGGCCACATCGCGCAAGCGACCGCCCGATTACATCGGCCAACGGTATGCGATCATTAATGAAACCTTATAGGAGGCTTCTGCTATGGCGCAGAGTATTACCAACGCCTTTGTAACTCTTTTCGACGAAGAAGTTAAACAGGCATATCAAGGCGAGGCATTGCTTCGCGGCACCATGCGTTCGCGCACAGGTGTTCAAGGCAACACAGTAAAATTCCCAAAAATCGGGAAAGGTGTTGCAACAGTTCGCGTTCCACAAACAGACGTTACACCGTTGAACGTGACCTATTCACAAGTAACTGCAAC